CGCCTGGACGGTCACGATCTGGGTCGGCGGGGACAGGTCGGTGCCTTCGGAGGCGTGCGCGGTCCCCGGGATGGCGATGGGGGCGCCCGCCAGCAGCGACACCAGTGCCGGCACGGCCCAAGCGGGAAATGCCCTTCTGGCGTGGGTTTTCATCGTGTTCTCCTTCCTCGTGACCAGCCTCGGCTGCGCGCACATGGCGCACGTAGAATCCGAGCGGGCCCGTTGGGGTCCGTCGTATAGTCTGGGCGGACGGGGGCCATTGAGCAGATCATTGCCTGGGAGATCAACCCCAAATCCTTCCGCGGTGGCGGGTTGTGCTGCCGGCGGGGGTGAACGTGACTGATACGCAATGTTTACTTCAGCTTTGGATTGTCGGGTTACACATTTGATTTGAAAGCATTTTCCAGGCGGTTTCTGTTGCGTTGCAGCGTGAATTTTGGCGATACGGGTGGGAGGAATTTTTCCCCCGGGATTTGCCCGATTTCCGCCGCAATTGCGGGGGTATCAGGAAAAAATGCATTGAGATGAAAAAATTCCTTCACATCCGCCCCGGATCGGCGTATGGATACCGCCATGATCGAAAAGTTGTGCAGCGGCGCCCTCGGGCCTCGCCGGCGCGGCCCGATCCAGCGATTTTCGTTCATCCCCCCGAGCACACGGAGCCTGCATGGTCGCACCTGGCCTCGTGGATTGGGCGCGCCATGTGCTGGAGCCCGGCGGGATGGTGCCCGCGCGGCACCATGCCATGCTGCTGGACCGGCTTGGCCTGGTGGCCGACGGGGCGGTGGACCGGTTGATGGTGCTGATGCCGCCGGGCAGCGCCAAGAGCACCTATGCCTCACTGATCTTTCCGGCATGGTGGCTGACGCGCCATCCGGTCAGCTCGGTGATTGCGGCCAGCCACACCGCGGAGCTGGCCGACCATTTCGGCCGGAAGCTGCGCAACCTGGTGGCCGAGCAGACGGAGACGCTGGGTTATTGCCTGGCTGGGGACAACCGGGCGGCGCATCGGTTCCGGACCAGTGCGGGTGGGGAATACTTCGCCACCGGTATCAATGGGCCGGTGACCGGGCGGCGCGCCGACCTGGTGCTGATCGACGACCCCATCAAGAGCCACGCCGAGGGCGACTCGGAACTGGCGCGCGAGCATCTGTGGAACTGGTACCGCGCCGAGCTGACCACACGGCTGAAACCGCGCGGCCGCATCGTTCTGGTGATGACGCGCTGGCACGAGGACGACCTGGCCGGGCGGCTGCTGGACAGCGGCGACGACTGGACCGTGCTGCGCCTGCCGGCCCTGGCCGAGGCGCAGGACCCGCTGGGCCGCAAGCCCGGGGCCGCGTTGTGGCCGGACTGGGAGGACGAGGTGGCGCTGGCGCGCAAGCGCACGGCCGTCGGCAGCCGGGTGTGGCAGGCGTTGTACCAGCAATCGCCCCGCCCGGTGGAGGGCGCGCTGTTTCCGGTGGCGCGGATCGGCCTGATCGATGCGGTGCCGGGCGACGCTCGCATGGTGCGGGCCTGGGACCTGGCCGCCACCGAGGCGGGGCATGGCACCGATCCGGACTGGACGGTGGGGCTCAAGCTTGCCGCCGCCCCCGATGGCCGGATGATGGTGGTGGACGTGGTGCGCTTCCGCGGCGGGCCGCACGAGGTGGCGGATTGCATCCTGCAGACGGCCCAGCGCGACGGGCGCGCGGTGACCATTGGCCTGCCGCAGGACCCCGGCCAGGCCGGCAAGCAGCAGGTGGCCTGGCTTTCGCGACAACTGGCGGGGTTCGCCGTGGTGGCCTCGCCGGAGACGGGATCGAAGCTGGTGCGCGCCTTGCCGGTCGCGGCCCAGGTTGAGGCCGGCCGGCTGAGCCTGTTGCGCGCGGCCTGGAACCAGCCGCTGCTGGCCGAGCTGCGGGACTTTCCGCACGGCCGCAAGGACGACCAGGTGGATGCGCTGGCGCGGGCCCACGCCATGCTGGCGCAGACGGGCCGCCCGGCGCGGCAGCTGCGGGTGAGTTTGTTGCAGCGGTAGGGGGCGGGGGTTGCCCGCCCCCCTTTTGATCGGTGCTGCGGATCAGTCGCGGCGCCGGCGGGATGCCGCGAGGCCGAGCAGCCCCGCGCCCAACAGGGCCAGCGAGGCCGGCTCCGGCGTGGGCACCGCCTGGGCGACCGTGGAGGCCGAGAAGGTGGTGATGGCCCCGCCCTGGGTGGTGAGCGTCACGATCCCCGGCGTCGCGTCGAAGCCGGCATATTCGAATATGCCGGTGCCGGAGATGATCAGCGTGGCCAGCTGGCCGCCGTTGGGCGCGATGGCGATCGGCGCGGACAGCGTCAGCAGGTCGAAGGAGACGCCGGCCGTGGTGGTGTAGAAGTCGGCGAGCGGTGCGAAGGTGGCGAAGTCCAGGATATCCTTGATCAGGCCGCAATCGCCGGCGCAGTTGAGGCCGGCAAAGCTGCCGCCGGCGCTGCCGCTCACCGAGGTGATGGTGCCGGCGACGCCGGGCGTGGCCGTGGCGGGGGCGGCCTCATTGGTGAAATCCAGGCCGGTGGCGAGGTTGATGGTGGTGACGGTGCCAACGCCGATATTGAACCCGCCCAGGTTCAGCTGGCTGCCGGGTGCGATCGGGACTGCGCCGGCGGCGGCGGGAAGGGCGGCTATGGCCAGGGCGGCCAGCAGTGTTTTAGTGGGACTCACGGGAACCTCCGTCATTCAGTTGCGGGGCGGAGATGCCCCGTCATGCCAACTGGCGGCCGGCGGTTGCGTTCACGCGGCGGGGTGGAATTCCCCCCGGGCCAGGGCCAGCCGGTGGCGCGGCGCCGAGGGCCGTTGATTTAGCAATATCCGTGCCACGGGCTACAGGCCCTGGTTTCAACACCCTGCGCGTATGCGCTTGGTGACGCATACCAACCGCGTCAAGAATCCCGACACTCCCGCGCCCGCATGCAGGCAACGGGGTGGGAACACACGCACGCAGGAGGCTGGATGTTCACGACATTGTGCGCGCTGGTGCCCGCCGATCCGCACTACCCGGAGCGGACGCGGCGGCTGACGATCCTCAAGCGCGTGCTGGATGGCACGCTGTACGACGAGCTGCCCTACGAGTTCCACCAGGAGCGCGGGGCGGGCGGGGAATACATCCCGCTGCGCATGCGCAAGCCCAGCGTGCGCTATCCGCTGGCGCGCATCGTGGTGGACGATTCCGTTTCCCTTGTGTTCAGCGAAGGGCATTTCCCGACCATCGACTGCAGCGACCAGCGCGTGCGCGCATTGTTCGCGGACCTGGCGAAGGAATGCACGCTGAACCACGTGATGATGGAGGCCGCCCTGCGTGGCGCCATCGGAAGTGTTGCGATCCTGTTCCGGGTGCTCAACGGCCGGGCGTTCTTCAGCGTGCTGGAGACGCCGCACCTCACCCCGGAATGGAATCCAGAGGTGCCGGATGAGCTGCTGCGCGTCACCGAGCGTTTCAAGGTGCGCGGTGCGGCGCTGATCCCGCGTGGGTACTCCGATCTCGATCCGGGAGCGGAATACTGGTTCCTGCGCTATTGGGACGAGCTGGACGACGTGTGGTTCGAGCCGCAGTTGGTCGCCGCTCCGCCCCGCCCGCCGGTGCGCGACGAAGCGCATTCAAAGCGCCACGGCATGGGCTTCGTGCCGTTGGTCTGGGTGAAGAACCTGCCCGGCGGGCCGGACGGAGTGGATGCCGTGGACGGCGCCTGCACCTTCCGCGCAGCCGTCGAGACCACGATCGAGATCGACTACCAGCTGAGCCAGGCGGGGCGGGGGCTCAAATACTCCTCCGATCCCACCTTGCTGATCCGCGAACCGGCCGGGGTTGAGGGCGAGATCGTGCGCGGCGGCGGCAACGCGCTGATCGTCTCCGAGAAGGGCGACGCCCGCCTGCTGGAGATCGACGGCACCGCTTCTGCCGCGGTGATCGAATATATCCGCACGCTGCGCGAGCTTGCGCTGGAAGGCGTGCACGGAAACCGGGCGAGCCCGGAGAGGTTGTCGGCCGCCCAATCGGGTCGCGCCATTGAGATGATGAACCAGGGCCTTGTGTGGCTGGCCGACAACCTGCGTGTTTCCTACGGCGATGCCCTGCTGAAGCTGGCGCGGATGGTGGTGCGGGCAACCAACCTGTACCCGCTGCGCATTTTTGGCGAGGTGGTGGAACCGATTCCGCCCGGCACGCGGCTGGGGCTGATCTGGCCCCGCTGGTACGCGCCGTCGAGCGAGGACCGGGCGCGCGATGCGCAGACGCTGCGCACGCTGTCCGAGGCGCGGCACATCAGCCGCGAGACGGCGGTGAAAAGCATCGCCGACGTCTACGACATCGAGGACGTGCATGCCGAGCTGGCGCGCATCGGCGCGGCGGCGGGGCATGCGGATGCGGGCACCGACCCGCGGGAGGATACATGATCAACGAGCGAACCGGACAGCCCGAAACCGCCAAGGCAGCGCAGGCGGGCGAGGCCGCACAGGTGCAGATGGCGTTGGAGCAGAAGCTTCTGGCCATGGAGACGGCCCTGCGCGAACGCCTGATGCGCGCCGAGCTGAAGGCGCACGCAGTGCGGGCGGGCATGGTGGACCTGGACGGGCTGAAGCTGCTGGACACCAGCCGGCTGACGCTGAACGAACGCGACGAGGTGGTCGGCGCCGAGGTGCTGATGGCCGAGGCACGGCGCGCCAAGCCGTGGCTGTTCGGCGGCGCCAGCAGCTCCTCCGCCGCCACCCCGCCGCCCGCTCAGGCGCCGCGCGCGCGGCTCGCCACCGAAATGAATGAGACGGAATGGCGCGCCGCCCGGGCGGAGATGCTGCGGCGACTATGAGGTAGGCCAGGCCAGGGGGCCGAGCCCCCTGGACCCTCAACCCTTCCACATCAGCGACACCCATTTCTGCCGGGGCATCCCGGCGGGACGACAACGCGTGAGGAGTTCACATGCCGATCACCAATTTCCCCGCCGCCCTGCAGCCGATCATCCAGCTCGGTTATCTGGAGCGCGAGTTCCAGCAGGCGCTGACCTCCAAGCTCGGCTACCGGGCGGTTGCCGACCGCCTGAGCTTCAGCGTCGGCATCGGCGAGACGCTGACCAAGACGCGCGCCGGGCTGAAGGCCGCGGTGACCACGCCGCTGCCGACCGCCAGCAACACCAACCTGGACAACGGCCTGGTGCCGACCGGCTACGGGGTGGAGCAGTTCACCATCATGCTGCAGCACTATGCGGCCACCACCGACCTGAACATGGTCACCAGCCGCGTGGGCATCGCCAGCCAGTTCCTGCTGAACGCCGCCATCAACGGCGAGCAGGCGGCGCGCAGCCTGGACGAGCTGGCGCGCAATGCGCTGTTCGATCCGTATTTCGGCGGCAACACCCGCGTGCGCACCACGCTGGGCGCGCCGGGTGTGAACGTGGCGGTGGATGACATCCGCGGCTTTGACCGCGTGTCGGTGAACGGCGTGATGACGCCGGTGGGCGCGGGCGCCACGCTGCAGGTGAAGGTGAGTGCGGGCGCCTATGTGCTGGTCGGCGTGACCGAGGACGGCGTCAGCACCTCCGGCGCCCCGGGCGGGCGATCGGGCGTGCTGACCTTCAACAGCGCGGTGACGGTGGCCCACGCCACCGCCGGCAACGCGGTGCTCGCGGCCAATGCCAGCCGCATCGCGCGGCCCGGCGACCGGGTGACCACGGCGGCGCTGACGATCGCGGACACGCTGACCATGGGCACGCTGCTGAACGCGGTGGCGACGCTGCGGATGAACGCGGTGCCGGAGATCGACGGCGTGTACAACTGCTACCTCGACCCGATCTCCGCACGGCAGCTGTTCGGGGATGCCGATTTCCGCCAGCTGTTCACTGGCGCCACCAGCGCCCACCAGGTGTTCCAGCGCGGCATGGTCAACGACTTCCTCGGCCTGCGCTTCATCCCGACCACCGAGGCCTATGTGCAGGACCACCCGAGCATCGGCGGGGCGGTGGTGCGCCGGCCGATCGTGTGCGGCAAGGGGGCGCTGATCGAGGCGAGCTATGCCGGGATGGGGGCGGACGACACCGCGCCGGCCAACTCCATCGTCTCGATCGTCGACGGCGTGGCGATGGTGACGCGCGAGCCGATCGACCGGCTGCAGCAGATCATCGCGCAGAGCTGGTACTGGATCGGCGGCTACAGCGCCCCCAGCGACGTGACGACCAACCCCGGCACCGTTTCGACGGCGACCAACGCCGCCTATAAGCGCGCGGTGATGATCGAGCATTTCGGATAAAGAACGGTCGAGGGGGGCCGCGCGCCCCCCTCGGTGCGGCCTGGTGCGGACGGGAGGTGGGCATGGCGTTGAACGACGCGGAGCGGACGGATATCCGCAGGCATTGCGGCTATCCGTCGTACGGGAGCGGCGCGGACGGGTTCCAGGGCTGGCGATTCCACCAGGCCTATGGGCTGCTGGAGTTCCGCATGACCCGCATGTCGGGTGCGGAGGAGGCGGTGGCGCGGCAATACCTGGCCACGCTGGCGGAGTTGGAGCGCGCGGTGCCGGAAAGTGGCGCGATGATGGACACCGACCAGGCGGCGGTGTGGAAGCGCAATCCGCGCGAATTGCGGGAGCGCACCGCGCTGTTCGACGACTGGCGGCGGCGGCTGTGCGGCTTCCTGGGCGTGCCGCCGGGCCCGTCGCTGAGCCGTGGCGGGGCGGCGGTGCTGGTGGTATAGTGTTCCGTATTCGGAACTAGCGATAGACCAGCACGGGCGTGGTGGAGTGGGTGAGCACCTTCTGCGTCACGCTGCCCAGCACCATGGCGGCCATGCCGCGGCGGCCATGCGCGGCCATCACGATCAGGTCGCACCCGGCGCGGCTGGCGACCTCGATGATGGCGTCGTGCGGCTGCGGTGCGCGTCGGCCCGAGCCTGGGAGCCGTAGACCTCCTGGTTGTAGTCGATCTGTTCCGGCACCAGCGCCGAAGCGTTGAACGGCTCGATCGCGACCAGCCCGGTGATGCGCGCGCCGAGGCTTTGGGCCAGGGCGAGGCCACCCTCGATCGCCTTGCCGGCGAGCTCCGACCCGTCGGTCGGCAGCAGGATGTGCTTGAACATGCGCGCGGCTCCTTCGCTATTGCGAGGGTGCGCCGGCGCGCACTTCCTGTCGATGACGCATATCAAGCATGGAAGGCGAACCGATGGACGCAGCGCGCGTGCAGGATGCGGTGCACCGGGGGCTGGGCCGGGCCGGGCTGGTGGTCGGCGCGTGGTGCGAGGTGTTTCGCCCCGATGGGGCCGAGGCGCCGCTGGCCGGCCGCCACCTGGTGCTGCGGATGAAGGCGGCGTTCAGTGCGCCGGACGGGCGGTTCGGGCGGCCGGTGCCGCATGGCCAAGTGTATTGGCACGGCGTGTTCGACGCTGCCTACACCCGTGTCGGCGACTACATCCGCCGCGAGGACGGGGCGGTGTGGTTCGTGGCGGCGCAGCAGGCGCTTCACCCGGTGCTGTGCGTGCGTGCCAGCCGCGTGATCGACGTGCTGCGGCCCGTCGGGCC